CAGGTACAAAAGCGGTTGTCGCGGTTATTGTAGTACCTTGAATAGTGCTGGAACCTGTTAAAGCTCCTGTAACTCCTAATGTACCAGCAACTGTAGCATTGACATCGACATCTAAAGTATCAATATGCGCTGTACCGTCTATAAATAAATCTTTAAACTCTAACGAAGATGTTCCTAAATCTACATCGTTATCTGTAACTGGTGAAACAACACCATCTGATATTCTAATTTGTTCTACAGCACTTGAAGAAACCTCTACAAAAACACCCCAACGGTTATTTGTACTGTCTGCTACAATTTTATTTAAAAAGTCTTGGTCGCCTATTGTATGAACATTACCACCTTCTGCGGCAGTTCCGTCATGCTGGTGTCCTGTTGTACCGGAAGACGCATATGAAAACGCAGTTAAAAGTTGATTATATTCATTATTAAATAACGCGGCTGTTATTGTATCTCCGTCTGAAAATGAACTTTGTCTTGTGTATGTAGTTCCCATTCATTATCTCCTATTAACTGGTGTATAATCTACATACAAACCGTTTATTGCATACGCAGATTTTTTATCGTCTGATCTTATTCTAAAACTTGCTGTATATCCTGTGCCTTGTATGGCCTGTCTGACTGTTGGATCTTTTGTTCCTCCGAATACTCCTGTATTAAATGTAGCGGTTCCAAATACAGAAGGCAAAGGAACACTACTTAGTGTGTAGTCCGCTGGCTGCGGAACATTTACATCTTCGTAGTCATATCTAACTCGTAATTCGGGCTGTATTGTACCTTCAGGACTAACAGAAATCTTAATGTAATTCATATGCTTTCGAGTTCCGTGATCTCCAAAATCAAAATTAGGAGTTGCATATGTTGCTAAAATGTTTGCTTCTGATCCAGAATGATACAAAGAATTTCCTGAATCATGCAAATAAACATAACCATCAGTATCGCCATGATATATTCTTTCTATACTATCTGAATCAAATCCAGAAGCTATTGCTCGCGCCTGAATACCTTTTGTTTCGGACCATTCAAAACCGTTCCTTGTTATTGATCCTATAATTCCTTTAGAGCCACTCGAAGCTTCTGAAGTTGTTGTATAAAATAAACGATACTGTGATTTACGTCTTAATACTACAGATGATATTTTATATGAATCCATTCCATCTGCAATAGCGTTTATAATAGATTGAATTTGACGGCTTACTGATCCTAATTCTACGTCACCAATACGAACCGTACCAGCAAGTGTTCTTACTCCATCAGGACTTAAAAATACTAAGTCACCACCAATTTCTTGAATACTATGATTTGCTAAACAGCCTACGTTTTGTGTTATAGGTGTAACAACGATTGTCGAACTATTATTTATATTTTCAAGTTTATAAATACTATCTCGACAAAATATAATTAGGTCATCTCGAAACGATTTTAAACCAATTACCTTATCATCAAGTACTATAGTGCCACTACCCGTACTTGTAAAATCATCTATATCATTTGTTCCACTGTAGTAAATCGTATTCGGAGTTGTAGAATCTCCTGCTACAACTAAGTGTTTATCGTGAATTACACAAGTCTTTGCAGTAATACTACTTGATATTGTAATCTCTTTTGCAAAATAAGTACGCCCACTTAGCGCACCCGAACCTGTCATCTTAAAATAAAAAGGTTTTGTACCCGCTGACTCGTCCGTTATAACTAATTCTCCGTAAGTCGAAGTGCCACCGTATAACGCAAACGTACATTGTGTCTGATTTGTTCTAGTCAATGTAGAGCGCCCCGTGAATGTCGAGTAATTATCTCCACCCCCAGCTACCGAATCTCTGTTGATCTGTAACCAAGTTTCACCGTCTAGCGTAAAATAAATATTAGTTCCGGCGCAAGCTACTAACCCATCTGCGTATACAAAAAGACCAACAACATCATTTGTACTATTTGGTCTAGTTGCATCATCACCACCAAATGGGGCGAAGCCGCTTATTCGCCTATAGCCGCCATCGGAATCTACTTCAAAATTTTCGAGTATTGTAGCAATTCCGGGTTGCGCAAGCATTTCAAATTGATTTAAATTTGTATCTAATCCACCTTTGCACGAAACACCATACGGTTGTGACTGTGCCATTATATAACCCTTATACGGTCATCTTTAAAATAATTTGGAGTCGGGTCCATTAAATGTAATTTCATTGTTTTAAGTCCACGTTTATAATCTTCCATTGCAAAAGCAGAATTTTGTGGATTATCTTTGAACTGGTGCATATAATATCTTGCTCTATTTATAAGCACAGGCACATATAAATCTGGAAAAACTATTTCATCTCCATGTGCAGATAACTCTGTTGGTAAAGTATAAGCATAAAACCAAATACGATATACTTGGTCTGGTATAGGAGATAGCCCAAACTTTCTATTATCAGGACTTTTTATTACTCTACTTGGTGTTCCTCCCGTAGCTTGGTCGGCGTCATCTTTATTCTGTCCGACGCGCAAATAATCTTTCCATTCTTCGGTACTAGTATATCTTAAATTACGAATAGTATGCGGCGCACTCTCACCACTGACACCTACAGTAGTTAGTAGAAAATTATCCCAATCCACATATCCATAATCATCTTTAATACTACTAGCGGCTGTTTTTAACTCATACCAGCGAGTTCCTGCAACGGTTTCAATATATGTATTACCGTACATGGGGTCAGTCGCGCCTGATTCTGCAACAGCTAAAAAGGGCCACTGTGGTTCTTCATTAACCATATCAAGATAAGCTCGATTAACGAGATCTTTTATATGAGTTTGAACTCCTAAAGATGAGGAAAAGGTAGAAGAAGTTAATTCTACTTCATTCATCTCCCTCAAAAGTTCATTAGATAGTTGAAGATACGTTGTTGCCATTTATTAATATCCTAAAGTTCTCATCCGTTGTTCAGAGTTGTATTTCATTCCTTGTTTGTGACCAGAATTATCAAAATTATCTTCTAGTTCAAAAATACTCTGATAACTTTTTTTGCCATCAGGAACTTTTACCATATTAGGCTCTTCACCCATTTCACCAAAATCGAATATCATTGGTATCATTTTATCTTCTCCTTTTCTTTAGTCTTTTTCTTAAAGATCCGATCATAGTTTTCATCGTATTTCTTTTTATCAAAACCTTTACGAAAACGACTTTCTTTACTCACAACTGTTCCAGTATTCATTACAAAAGGTTTTTGTTCGCTTCCTAGTTGTGGCATTTTAAATTCCTAAAAAAAGGCTTGGGGGCCTCGAAAGACCCCCGCACCTAAATGAAGTTAGTCGATTCCGTAGAACGCTGAAACAAGAGCGCCATCCCGTAGAACTTTAGTACCATATACGTGTAGACCACGCACAATGTCACCAAAACTATCAGGATCACGAATGACTTCTGTACTGGTTATCGTCTGAGCAGTTGCAGTAGACGAAATATGTCCAGCAATACATTTACCAGCAGCATTGCTAGTAGATGCGATATTGTTGGTTTTATACATATTAAATCCACGTAACTTACCAGAGCTAACTAGACCATTACGAATCGAGCCTTGACCAGCATTATAATCTACTGACAAGAGTTTCGAGGAACTTTGAACAAGCACTTCGTAAAACTCTGGGTTCGCTAGAAACCAGCGGCCCTCTTCCGGCACATTCTGCTCGTCAAGAAGACGGGCCATGTGTGAAAGAACGTCAATAGGATCATGCTCAGAAGATCCGAAACCGATGTCCAAGTTACCAGTACCGTCAAAAGTACCAGCAGCAAGGTCAGTTGCGCTATCTGAACCTAATATGTGGTTAGGACTCGAAGCAGCTACACCACTAAACATAGTAGCAATTACGCCTTCATCGAAAGCATCACGCAAAGCGTAAGCTGCCGCAGACGTCGCTGTATCACGCCAGTTAACATGCGACATATTTACTTCAATATCATCAACGATGAATTTGAAAGCATTTGCCGTGTCAACGATCAGAGTGATTTCCGCGTCGGTTAGTTTCGTTTGAGTTACATCTGCTCCACGTTCATACGTGTAAACAGTGATTGAGGGTTCTTTGATAATTCGTACACTATCACCAAAAGCTGTAATTTCACCCGCATAGTCCGTATTCGTAATTGCTTCCGCTACAGAAGATTTACGAAAAAAGTTTAGAACCTGCTTAGAATAAACTTTAGGTAGAAAGAAAGAATTATTCTGATTACCTACGGAGTTACCAAAGTTTCCATCGGTATCCGTACTCTGTTCAAAGAACTGATCAGAAGCATTATAAGCCATATTATTGACCTCCTATTTAAGTATTAACTTTTTACTACTCTGCCTTCGGATATAGCTTGTTGTATTTCATCTTCATACTTATCAAACTGATCTAAAGACATCGCAGCTATTTCCCGTTCAGTCCAAATTCTAGGTTCTTTAGT